ATGGTTTTTATGGTCTTGGCTTGGTTCAATAATTATTTTGGGATCACTTTGGGTCCAAGTAAAGATTGATGTAAAAATAAATGAATGGTTTGGTGTCTTTTATGACATGATTCAAAAAGCACTTGCTACACCAAATGCAGTTACAATAGAAGAATACTTTGCAAGTCTATTATCATTTATTACACTAGCAGGAATATATGTTGCACTTTATGTTGTAATAAGTTTTTTTACAGCTCACTATTTGTTTAGATGGCGTACAGCAATGGTTGAATGGTATCATAGTGTGTATGACAAAGCCAGAACAATAGAAGGTGCATCGCAAAGAGTTCAAGAAGATACAATTAAATTTACTCGTATAATGGAAGGTTTGGGAACAGCTTTAATTGAATCTGTTATGGTTTTAGTTCAGTTTATTCCTATATTATTTGGATTGTCAATGGGTATTCCAATATTCTTTTTTGGTGATTGGGAATATGGATTGATTACAGGTGCGTTACTTTGGACATTAGGTGGTACTGCCTTTTTAATTGGATTAGGGTACATATTGCGTTTAGTTGGTATAGAATATGATATACAAGCAAAAGAAGCGGCATATAGAAAAATACTGGTTATTGCAGAAGATGATGGAACTGTTAGACCAAAGAAAATTGAGGAATTCTTTGATGATGTTCGTAAAATTCATTTTTTAAGTTATATACGTTATCTATATTTTAATATTGGTCGAATGGCATACTTACAAGCAAACGTATTATCAGCTTATGTATTCCTAGCACCAGCAATAGTTGCAGGTGTAATGACTCTAGGTGTAATGCAACAAATAATAAGAGCATTTGGTAGAGTAGAAGGATCAATGCAATATCTTTTAAAAGCGTGGCCTACCATTATTGAATTAATAAGTGTTTTTAGGCGTTTAAGAGAATTTGAGGCTAAGTTAATAGAAGAAGAAAAATGATAAAAATAATTTTGAATTTAATTAGTCTTAATCTAATCCAAATGATTTTGGCAGTTATTATCATTATCTTACTTACTTCCTGTGCTAGAACATCTGAACCTGAAACATCACGGTGGATAACAGCATTAGAAACACTTAAACCAATAGAAGGATTCCATAGAGCTGGAATATTTACTATAAACGGAAAAATATATGTACAAAATTGTGATTCGGGAGGGAATCAAATATGGATGAGATATAATAAAAAAACTCATACATGGAGACAAAGTAGGTATAATTCTTTAGGATGTGTTAGAGGTGAAAGTGCAGCGGGGCCAGATTCTAGTTAAATAAGAATATATAAATATAATTACAAGGAAAGATAATTATGGCGATACCCAGTAAAAAAGACCGTCCGGGTGACGGAAAGATAAATACAATAGATGAAATGATTCATGATAGTGAAGAAAAATTATGGGAAGGTGATCCAATGAAGGCTTTGATTTATGAAGGGACTGAACGACGCAAAAAGTTAAATTTTTGGTCCCGCTTTATAATAACATTGATTATTATTTTAACATTTTTAATTTTAGTGTGGTTATTGTTTTTTGCCGCATTACCAGATGAATCTCGCGATTTAGTTAACATTTTGACAGGCGCGTATGTCGCGGTGCTGGCCAAATGTACGGACTACTGGTTCAAAGAAAAAGATGATCCGGAACATAAGGAGATGGAACAATTTGAAAAATTAAATGGACACAGCGAATAGCTGAATTCATTCACAAATTTAATTCTAGGGAGAGATGGCTGTTCGAAAAGTTAGTAAGACAGAAAAGGATAGTCTGGAAACGCATGTTGATTTATGCGCGGAAAGATATGCACGATTAGAAGAAAAATATGAAGAATTGAAAGAAACATTTAAAGAAGATAGATTAATAATTCATGAAAGAATTGATAAGGTTAAAACAAGTATAGATGATATGAGAGCCTTATTTATTGAACAACATTTAAAACAAAATAGAATTATTATTACAAGTGCGGTCGCAATTATAATAGCATTACTCAGTGTGATATCAGCCGGCCACTTTTTTTAAAAGATAGGATCCCTATGTTGACATTTGGAGAACTTTCCAAAATAGACGAAGAAATATTAGAATTCATTGAAGAAGTAGAAGAAGCCAATATGCTGTCTGATTTCTACGAATGGATTGAAATGGAAAATTTAGGACTTGGGGAAGACTTTTTATTTGAAAAAGAAAGTTCTGCTAAGTATACCCAACGAATGAGAAAGATGGGTCGGCAAGCAAAAATAAGAAACAAAAGAACTTCCTTCAAAATAAAAAAGAAAAGATCTCAATTAAAAAGAAAAACTGCAACTAAAATACAAACTTCCACTCGGACTAGAACTCAAAGGCAAGTTATTCCTTCTAATATAATGAAAGCAAAGGGTGCAGCTGGGATCAGAAAAAGAAAAATGTGGAAGGGAATGAAAGCAGCAATTATTAATAGAAAAATGAAACCAATGAGACGACAAATTATAAGAGATGAACCTGCGCGAATAAAACAAGCACGAAAAAATATGACCATACATAAGAAATCTGGACGATAAGGAAATCAATGTCCCATTATATAAGGGTATGGAATTTTAGAAAAACGCGTCGAGCAATAAGAGAATCAAACGGAGTAACAGTTAGAAAAGAAGTTCGTAAAACAAATGTAAAATATCGTCGCAATGATTATTGCAATATAACTCATGAAGAATATATTAATTCCATCGATCCAAAACATTTCAAAAAAACTACAGACCCACATTCCAATACCCCATATGAGTCCGTTGACTGGAAGAACGTATTAAACAAGTAGGTAATACATGGGTACTCATTATCTAGGTAATCCAAAACTTAAATCATCAAATGTTCCGGTAGAATTTACCGAAGAACAATTAGCTGAATATGTTAAATGTCAAGATGATCCTGTTCATTTTATCACAGAATATGTAAAAATTATTCATGTTGATAGAGGTTTAGTAGATTTTAATTTATATTCTTTTCAAGAAAATATGGTCCGCACATTTCACAATAATCGCTTTGTGATATGTAAAATGCCCCGCCAATCAGGCAAATCAACAACTATTATAGCTTTCTTTTTACATTATATTCTTTTCAACGAAAATATTCAAGTATGTATACTAGCTAATAAAGGATCTTTAGCTAGAGAATTATTAGATAGATTAAAACTGTCATATGAAAATTTACCTATATGGATGCAACAAGGTATATTAGCTTGGAACAAGGGAAATATAGAATTAGAAAATGGTTCAAAAGTGTTAGCTGCCGCGACATCATCTTCGGCAGTAAGGGGTTCATCTTTTAATATTATTTTTTTAGATGAGTTCGCACACGTTCCGAAAGAATTAGCAGAAGAATTTTTTACTTCAGTTTATCCTACTATTTCTTCCGGACTGACCACAAAAGTTTTTATAGTATCTACACCACTTGGTTTGAATCAATTTTATAAGATGTGGATAGATTCTGAAGAAAAAAGAAGTAATTATATACCTATTGATGTTCACTGGTCTGAAATTCCTGGTAGAGATATTGCATGGAAAGAAGAGACCATTCGCAATACAAGCGAAAGACAGTTTTCACAAGAATTTGAAACTGAATTTATTGGTAGTACAAGAACATTAATATCTGGTTCAAAATTAAGATCTTTGGCATTTAAAACTCCAGTACATTCTTATGAAAATTTAGACATATTTGAACAACCCGAACAAAAACATACTTATACAATAGTAGTTGATACAGCCAAAGGTTTACAATTAGATTATTCAGCTTTCACTGTTATCGATAGCACGGAACTGCCTTACAAGGTAGTTGCAAAATATAGAGATAATGAAATATCTCCCATGCTATATCCAAATTTTATTCATAAAGCAGCAAAACATTACAATAACGCATTTGTATTAGTAGAGGTTAATGATATAGGTGAAACAGTCGCGATGATTCTTCATCAGGATATGGAATATGAAAATATGTTAATGATGAACTGGAGAGGCCGCGGCGGTCAGCAATTAGGTGGAGGATTTGGAAAAAATGCACAATATGGTGTAAGAACTACAAAACAAGTTAAACGCCTAGGATGTTCAACATTAAAAAATTTAATAGAAGATGACAAACTTATAATTACAGATTATGATATAATATATGAACTTACATCTTTCTCAGCTAAAAAAGAATCATATGAAGCAGAAGAAGGACATCATGATGATTTAGTTATTACCCTTGTAATATTTGCATGGTTAACAAATCAGCAATATTTTAAAGAATTAACAAATTTTGATTTGAGAGAAAAGATGTATCATGAAAAAATGAAAGAAATAGACGAATCTTATTTACCTTTCGGATTTATTGAAGATGGTCTAGAGCCGGAAACAATTGTTGATGATGAAGGAACGCGATGGTCTGTTGAAAGAACAGATCGATTGTTAGAAGAAACTGGTCATAATGTATTCGGAGCATAAGAACGTGAAATTGATAAATAATCATAGTAACTAATAGTACATGAACTTAATATAATTTTCAGCGATTTACAGGAGAAGAAGATGGCATTTACAGTAAGTCCAGGAGTAGTTACTCGCGAAATAGATTTAACTACCATTGTACCTGAGACCGGAACAACTGCAGGTGCTTTTGCTGGGGCTTTTCGCTGGGGACCTATAGATAAAATTGTTAATGTAAGCAGTGAAGATCTACTGGTGGAAAACTTCCAGAAGCCTGACTCTTCAACATATTTAAGTTTTTTTTCAGCGGCGAATTTTTTAGCCTACGGTCAAAATTTAAATGTTGTTCGAGTAGCAAATTCATCAGCATATAACGCAACTACAGATTCAGCAAACGCAGTTTTAATTAAAAGCGATGAATCTTATTATAATACATATTACTCAGAATACGGAGGATCAGGTCCTTCAAGTGATTATGGGGAATTTGCATCTAAATTTGCCGGAGAATTAGGCAATTCAATGAAAGTATCTTTATGTGGTGCTGATGTAGCCGGTGATATACTTTCGGGAGAAGTTACAATAGCTTTTACCGCTCAAGAAGGAACAGTTACAGGAACAGCAACAGCATTCACATCAGAAGTACAAGTAAATGATGTTGTTCATATAGGTAACGCCTTTTATATTATAACAGCAATTGGTACTGACACAGGAATGACAGTTCAATCCTCTCAAAATACCGACATAACTGTGAACGCAGCTCTTACAAGAACCCCAGCATCTCATTATAAAGCAGTAGGCCAAGACGCATTCGGGGCAATAATGGGAACTGTTCAAATTACTGACTCTGCAAGAAAAGTAATGACTGGAGTGGGAACATATTTTGATCTGCAACTTGTAGCAGGAGATAAAGTTACAATTAGTGGTGAATCACATTCAGTTGCATCTATTACAAGTAACACAAGCGCAACTTTAGAAACAGCAGTATCTCCAAGTGCAGCCGTCATTTCGACCGCAGAGAATTTTACTAGAGAATGGGAATTTGCGGGTAATTTTGATTATCCTCCAACTACCTCCGATTTTGCAACTCGCAGAGGGGTGTATAATGATGAAGTTCATGTAATAATAACAGACGAAGATGGAGAATGGACAGGAGTCAAAGAAACTGTTCTTGAAATTTTCCCAGCTTTATCAGTCGCAAGCGATGCTAAATCAGAAGATGGTCAAGCGCTTTATTATAAAGAGGCGATTAATAGACGATCCAAATATGTTTGGTGGATGAAACACCCTTCCGGAACAGGTGCTGATACAGCTCCTAATACAGCGGCATGGGGTACATCTGCTAATGTTGCTTCTAAACCATCTTATACACAATCCAGAACTAATATTTCGATTAGTATGACAGGTGGCGCAGACGGACAAGAATTAACTGACGCTAATGTTATTATGGGATATGATAAATTTAAATCAGCAGAAGATGTTGATGTGTCTTTGGTTATAACCGGAGCAGCTTCTTCAGTTGTTAATTCATACCTTATTAGTAATATTGCAGAATCCCGCAAAGATTGTATGGTCTTTATTTCACCAGAACAATCAGATGTTGTTAATAATGAAGGAAATGAAGTAAATGCAGTTAATGGTTTTAGAAATTTATTGCCGAGTTCTTCTTATTCAGTTATAGATTGTGGTTGGAAATACCAATACGACAAATATAACGACACTTTCAGATATATTCCATTGAATCCGGACACTGCAGGATTGGTTGTACGAACTACTATTGAAAGAGATTTTTTCTTCTCGCCAGCAGGATTCAATAGAGGCCAAGTTAAAAATGTTGCTAGGTTAGCATGGAATCCAAATAAAACAGAAAGAGATTTGCTTTATAAAAATGGTGTAAATCCGGTTGTTTCTTTTGCAGGACAAGGAACATTGTTATTTGGCGATAAAACTCTATTAGCTAAACCATCAGCATTTGATAGAATCAACGTCAGAAGGCTTTTTATTACATTAGAAAAGTCAATTGCAAATTTTGCTAGATTTTCAATGTTTGAATTCAACGATGATTTTACCAGATCCAGTTTTGTTTCTTCAGTTGAACCTTTTCTCAGAGATATTCAGGGCCGAGGAGGTATAACAGATTACGCAGTAGTTTGTGACGAATCCAATAATACTCAAGAGGTTATTGATCGAAATGAATTTATTGGAAGTATTTTTGTCAAACCAACTAAGAGCATTAACTTTGTATTGTTGAACTTTGTTGCTGTAAGAAGTGGTGTTGAATTTGAAGAAGTTGTCAACGTAGTATAAATAACAATATAATTTAATAATTATTATACGAAGGAAGTTAAAATGGCAGGATTTGTAGTTGATGGACCTGATTCATTTGTATCAAAATTAGCTCAGGACGGTGCTCGCGTATCTCTCTTTGAAGCTAACATTGACATGGCCGGCATGCATGATGCAACCACATCCGCGAATTTTGCGTTTATGTGTAAGGGAATTCAAATCCCTTCCAATGCCATAGGAGTAACGACTGTTATGTATAAGGGTCGTGCAGTAAAAATACCCGGCAATAGAACATATGACGATTTAACAACTACCATTTTAAATGATGAAGGATATTTGATCAGAAACATGGTTGAAAATTGGATGAGCAAATTAAATTCGCATTGGGGGAACGTAAGATCTCAAAAACATGTGGCAAAAATTGCAGGTGCTAATAAATATACTAGCTCAATGACATTGAAAGCATTTAAGAAGACCGGTGTTGTAGATGGAGAGGTATGGAAGTTTGAAAATTGTTGGCCGACTTCCTTAGATCAAATTGATGTTAATTGGGAACCCAATGATGCTATAATGGAATATACTGTTAATTGGGCATATGATTATTGGATAACTAAAGCAGCGTGATAAATAAAAGTAATAAAGGAAATTAACAATGGCATCCAAATTTAATGTTGACGCATTCACGAGCGCACTAGAACATGGCGGAGCGCGCACTAACCTGATGTCGGTATCCATGGATAGTCCGTCGGGGGGAATTAAGAAAGCCAATTTCACATTTATGTGTAAAGCATCGAATATACCTGGTTCCACACTTACTCCCATTGAAGTTCCATATTTTGGTAGAAATGTAAAACTTGCAGGAGAAAGTAGAGAATTTGCACCATTAACTACAACTGTTGTAAACGATGAAGGACGTGAAATTTATGTAGGAATGGTTGCATGGATGAAAGATCTTAATGATCCGAAGCTCAACAAAACCAAAAAAGGACTTTTCGGTTCCCGAATCAGTTATTGTACCGATATACAATTAAAAATGTATAAAAAAGATGGAGATACCGACCAATCATGGGATTTTATTAACTGTTGGCCCTCTAACATGTCCGCAATTGATTTAAATTGGGATAGTGTTAATACTATTCAAGAATTTACAATAGATTGGCAATATGACTATTACTTACACAGTCAAGCAAAAATCAGCAAAAACGCCTAACACTAAATTAAAAATTATATCATGAAATTATTTGGATTTAATATTGAGAGAGATAAAAAGCCAGACATCCCAGCTCTGGCATTCCCTGAAAATGAAGAAGGCGCGGTTGAAGCCACCTCTGCCGGAGGTGCATTCTCTACCTATTTAGATTTAGAAGCAACTGCTAAAACTGAATCAGATTTAATCATGAAATATAGGGAAATGAATGAACACCCCGAATGTGATATGGCTGTTGAAAATATCATTCAAGAAGCTATCATCACAAATCAAAATAGGAATCCAGTTGAATTAGATCTAACAAAAACGAATTTATCTAAAAGTCTGCAAAATCGAATCGATGAAGAATTTGATATCATTTTAAAAATGCTCGATTTTAATAATCAAGCATATGATATTTTTAAAAGATGGTATATTGAAGGTAGGATATATTATCATGTAATGATTGATCCCAATGAACCTCAACAAGGAATAAAAGAGCTTAGATTAATAGACTCTCTTAAAATTAAAAAGGTTAGAGAAATAAAACCAGACCCTAAACATTCACCTAGCGTCTTTAAATTACCAAAATATCATGAATATTATCTATTTAATGATAAGGGCTTATTGACCCCAAGTCAACTAGGCGTTAAAGTAGCACCAGATTCTATTATAATGGCTCATTCAGGAGTAATGACTAAAGATAAAAAATATGTTATTTCTCATTTGCATAAAGCCATTAAAGGATTAAATCAATTAAGAATGTTGGAAGATGCTGTTGTAATTTATAGAATTGCAAGAGCCCCAGAACGAAGAATTTTTTATATTGATGTAGGTAATTTGCCTAAAATGAAAGCCGAACAATATCTCAAAGATATTATGACTCGGTATAAAAATAAATTAGTTTATGATGCTGCCACAGGTGATATAAAAGATGATAGACGGCATCAATCGATGTTAGAAGATTATTGGCTTCCTAGGAGAGAAGGAGGAAGAGGAACAGAAATAACTACTTTACCTGGTGGTCAAAATCTAGGTGAAATGGATGATGTTGATTATTTCAGAAGGAAATTATATCAGTCATTAAATGTCCCCTTGTCGCGATTAGAAGCAGATACTCCTTTCGTATTAGGCAGAGCATCAGAAATTAGTAGAGACGAATTAAAATTTTCAAGATTTATTGATAGAATTAGAATAAGATTTTCACATTTATTTTATCAATGTCTAGAAAAACAATTAATTCTTAAAAATGTTATTCATACATCAGAATGGAATAAATTAAGAGAAACAATCAGATTTAATTATGCTCTGGATAATCATTTTGCTGAACTAAAATCTCAAGAATTACAGACCGATAGATATAATATGATGAGGGATGTGGAAGAATTAGTAGGAACATACATATCTAAACAATACGTTAAAGATAATATTCTACACCATACACCAGATGAACAAGTGAAAATAGAAAAAGAAATAGAAAAAGAGGCTAAGGAAGCCGAGCAGGATGCTGCTGATGCACCAGTTCCTCCACAAGTACCTGCTGCACCTGTAGCCGATCCAAGTAATCAGATTAATGTTCAACCTGGACAAGAAATGCCTCCTCCCGGACAACCGGCACAACCTGAAGAAGTTAGACCAGAAATGCTTACAGGAGGAAAATTATATAGTCTACCTAACCTGAATAAGAAAAGGAAAAGTGTTGGAAAATAGAGGTAGAGAAACTATAGCGGATATGGTAGATGATATACTATGCGGGAGAGAATACAAAGCTCGTGACAAAGCATTAGATGTTTTAAAAGATAAAATCTCGGGTCGTATAGAGGGATTAAAAAAAGATTTTAATTCTAATTTATTTGATAATAACAATATGAAATCATAACCGAAGAAATTGTATAAATAAACATAACAATTCTAGTTAGGATAATTAATAATGAGAATGATTAAAGCTTTAGGAGCATCGGCAGCTTCCGCAACATCAACGACGAATGGCAGTAATGTAGACTCTGCGACTTGCGTTAGAGCATTTAATAATACAACCACTAATCATCTTGTTTCTGTAGAAACAGTCGCAAATGTTTTAAAAGGTAGCTTCTATTTAGCAGGTGGTGCGAATATATACGTTGAAAAAGATCCTACAGATGAAATTTTTGCGGCAAATGCCGGCGTTCTATTAACTAAAGTTGCCCTCAGATAAGGAATTAAATGAAACTCATTTGTGAACTAATGGAAGACGTTGAAATGCTTGTAGAAAAGGACGAATCTACAAATCAAAAAAATTACTATATCAAAGGTATATTTTTACAAGCAGAACAAAAAAATAGAAACGGACGTGTCTATCCATTAGAAACTATGGAAAAAGAAGTGAATAGATATTCTAAACAATATATTGATACCAATAGAGCATTTGGAGAGTTGGGTCATCCAGATGGGCCTACTATAAATCTTGAAAGAGTTTCACATATGGTTAAGGAACTTAAACAAGAAGGTGCAAACTTTATTGGGAAAGCAAAAATTATGGAAACTCCATATGGTAAAATTGTCAAAAATTTAATTGATGAGGGTGCTAAATTAGGAGTAAGTTCTAGAGGAATGGGTTCACTAAAAACATTAGGCGGTTCTCAAATCGTACAAAATGATTTTCATCTTGCAACAGCTGGAGACATTGTTGCTGACCCCTCTGCACCTATGGCCTTCGTAGAAGGTATTATGGAAGGTAGAGAATGGATTTGGAATAATGGTATTTTAAAAGAAGCAGATGTTCAAGAAATAAAAGATGTAATAGTTAAAGAATTTATAAAAGTTAAACCGGATGAATCTGCCTTGGCTTCATCCTTTGAAAGGTTCATGTCAAGGCTTTAATGTTATAAATAATAGTAGTTACAAATATTCTAAAGATATTCTAAAGGAGAATGCAAATGTCTGAACAAGAAACTGCCGAACAGCAGCAGACTCTTGCCAATAGTGTGAACGAACTAGAAACATTAGCTCAACAAGCATTAGAATTAGACGGCGAGGCAAGAGAAGAGCTCGTTGAACAAATTAAATCAAAATGCGAAGATGAAGGGCTATCGGCCACTGAGACTGATGAATTGTTGGAAGAGATAGGTCTTGTTCAGGAAGCACGCAAGGTTCAAGAGGATAGTAAAAATCAACCCGCACCTGGTAAAGGTGGAAAAGATGGCGAAGGACCCAAGGGCGAAAAAGCTGCGGATGTTTCACCGCCTGCTGAAGTTAAGGGTTCCGGAACTGCAATGGGTAATCCCGTTAAAGGAAAAGCTAAGATGTCTGATAAGGGCGAACCAATGGCTAAAGTAAAAGAAGATAATGAAGATGCACTGCCAAAAACCAAAGCTGGTATGATGGCGGCTGTCTATGAAAGACTAGGCAAACTGAAAAAAGATCAGATTGCATCAAATTTCGAGTCTATTCTTAATTCTCTAACAATTCAAGAAGGTGCAGAGGACGAAGAAGATAGAAAGCCACTTGACGTTCAAGATGATATTGATGCTTTAACTGAAGGTGAAGATCTTTCTGATGCTTTCAAAGCTAAAGCAAGTACCATTTTCGAAGCAGCTGTTCAGGCCAAAGTTAATCAAGTTGTGATCGGTAAAGAACAAGAAATCGAAGAGCAAATGCAACAACAATTAACTGAAAACCTTGATACTTATATACAAGAAATTGTAGAAAAAGTTGATAACTATCTTAATTACGTTTCCGAAGAATGGATAAAAGATAATAAGCTAGCCATCGAAAAAGGAATTCGCTCAGAATTGACCGAAGGATTCCTTGTTGGACTTAAAAATCTATTCACAGAACACTACATTACAATTCCAGATGAGAAAGTTGATGTAGTAGATGATCTATTCGATAAGGTTGAATCCTTAGAATCAGAACTGAATGAACAAGTTGGTAAAAATGTTGATATTCAGTCAGAACTTACAAAAGTTAAAAAAGAAAAAGTTTTATCGTCATTGACGAAAGATTTAACTGAGACTCAGAAAGAAAAAGTGGCAGAATTAGCTGAAAATGTTGAAGCTGACGATGCAGAGGACTTCGAACAAAAAGTTGAAGTACTTAAAGAAAATTACTTTCCTTCAGAAAATAGGAAAGTTGCTCTGGTCGAAGATATGGAATCATCAAATAATGACGAAGAAAGCGAAAAAGAAGCCGTACCTGCTGGTATGGAACACTATATGTCAGCTATTTCGAGACATGTTAGATAATATTTTTTTTAAATTTAAATTTACTAAAATACATACAGGAGAATAACAATGTATTTGTCTGAAACCTTACAAGAAAAATGGGCTCCCGTACTCGACCATCCTGATTTACCTCCTATTAAAGATTCTTATAGGAAAGCAGTTACAGCTGTTTTGTTAGAGAATGAGGAAAAATCAATTATGGAAGAAGGTGGATCTACTATTTTATTTGAGGACGCTCCTGGGAACGCAGTTGGTGCCGGAATGGGTACTACAGCTGGAAATATTAAGGGTTATGACCCTGTACTTATTTCCTTGGTTCGCAGAAGTATGCCCCTCTTAATCGCATACGATGTTTGCGGTGTTCAACCCATGACAGGTCCGACTGGCTTAATTTTCGCCATGAAGTCCCGTTATGCAAGTCAAACCGGTTCAGAAGCACTTTTCAGTGAAGCTGATTCTGGTGTTTCTGGTGTAAAGGCTGGCGCATCATCTGCACATACCGCTAATGGTAACCCGGCGGCTGCCGCTTCAAGTTCAACTGCATATCTACCTGGTCGTGGAATGACTACGGCACTTGGTGAAGCACTTGGCGATTCGGCTGCAAACGCTTTTGCTGAAATGGCCTTCTCAATCGATAAGGTAACTGTTACAGCGAAAACACGCGCACTCAAAGGTGAGTACACAATGGAACTCGCCCAAGACCTGAAAGCAATTCATGGTCTTGATGCTGAAACTGAACTTTCAAATATTTTGAGTTCAGAAATTTTAGCAGAGATTAACCGCGAAGTTATCCGCACAATTTATGGTAACGCCAAAACTGGTGCCCAAAACAACGTAGCCACTGCCGGTACATTCGATATGGATGTTGATTCAAACGGTCGTTGGATGGTTGAAAAATTCAAGGGACTAATGTTCCAGATTGAGCGCGAAGCTAATGCTATCGGGCACGACACACGTAGAGGAAAAGGTAATATCCTTATGACTTCTTCGGATGTTGCTTCCGCATTGCAAATGGCTGGTGTACTTGATTACACACCTGCTCTTTCCGGTAACGATTCCTTGAACGTTGATGATACACAATCAACATTCGCTGGTACACTTAATGGTCGTTATAAAGTATATGTTGATCCATATGCTACAATCCAAGACACAAATTGGTTTGTACTAGGATATAAAGGTTCTAGCGCATATGATGCTGGACTTTTCTACTGCCCATACGTTCCACTGCAAATGGTACGTGCGGTTGGAGAGAATAACTTCCAGCCAAAGATTGGATTCAAGACACGTTATGGAATGGTGTCCAATCCTTTCTCCACTGGAACTGGTGCTTCTAGTGATGGATCACTCACTTATAATACTAATGTTTATTACAGACGATGTCTTGTTACAAACTTGATGTAATCTTGTATTAAATAAAGTGATATAAATAAGGGTAAGGGGTCTTAGATTCTTTACCCTTTTTTTTTATGCTCACGAGGTATTAATGGCACAAGCATCCACCGGAGTACGCGGTACAGATAATATAAATTACCTTTCACCTACTGGCTTTAGATTTCTTTGCTCTGCTATGCCAGAAACTCAATTTTACTGTCAAACAGCTAATTTACCCGGCGTTTCAATATCAGAAATACCTGTCCCCACACCTCATAAACAACATTATGTAGCTGGCGATAATGTGACATTTGATGAATTTTCAATAACAATAATCGTTGATGAATATCTAAAAAATTGGGAAGAAATTCAAACATGGATAATTGGTTTAGGAAAACCTTTTGGATTTAAAGAGTATGAAAAAAGAAAAG